ACAGCAGTTCAGATTATACCAATGATGAAAGAATACTTAGAAATCAATGTTAGAAATGATGAATTATTGATTAAATTAGCTTCAATTGTTCAGAAAATTATTTCTGCAGAAAATAAGGGTGAATCTGAAAGTGAGTTCGGTTTATCTGAAAATGAAAAAGAACAGATACTAAAAACTATAGTGGAACACGATACTATGGATTTACAAAATGCATCTGATAAGATTACAAAAGAAATAAGTTCTTCTAAAAAAGATTAAAAAAAAATGCCTTATAAAGTAAAAACAAATAAACCAAGATTATCAAGTTTTGGTAATTCTCAAGTAGATAAAATAAAATCTGATATTACCAATATCGTAGATGAAAAGTCATTTCTTTTTTACGAAATGGAACCAGTTAGTGTTGAAAAAGTTTATTTAGATAAAGATGATTCTACAAATTATGGAGCTATTGAGGGTTATTGGATTAAAAACTCAAAAGGAATTCACGATAAAAAATCAACGGGTATTGTTTTACCATTAGACCCAAATATCAGAAGATATCCTGTAGTTGGAGAGATTGTGATTTGTGTAGAATATTATGGAAGACCATATTATACAACTTCTTTAAATTTTAAAAATAATCCAAACAATAGTATTAAGTTTTCTAAATCAAAGGAACAAAGTCCATTTTTTCAAACAATTGATGAGAACCCTATTTATCAAAGAAATGTGGTAGCTAATCCTGGTGATATAGTAATTAATGGTAGATATGGTAGTTCAATTAAAGTTGGTGAAAATAAACTAAGTCCTTCTATACAATTAGTAGCTGGACACAATAGTGAAGACGAGACACCAAACAAACCAGTAGAATATGATATAAATAAAGATGCCGCTTCTATTTATATAGAAGATGGTGGGGTGGTTGATTTAGAAAACCCAAATGAAAAATTTAAAACTTATTCAGTTGGTGGTAAAAAAATTATATTAGACGCAGATGTTATTGTAATAAATGCAAGACAACATATAAGATTACAATCAGGAGATTTAGTAGAAATTCTTGGTCAAGATATTGAAACAAAACATAATGAAGGTGGAACAATATTTACAGGTGAAACACAAAATGCAATAGATGAGTTCAGAAATAAATTTATAAGAGATGTCCAGAGAGAAATAGACATATGTATAAATAATCTAAGACAACAGACTGGATTAACACAAGAAAATTTTGAAGAGGTAAAAGAATTAAAAGAAAAAATTGAAGCTTTTGTAAACTCACCTAAACAGAAAATTTCAGATTTTTTAACTTTATTACCAACAGTTAAATTTAACGAGTATAATGATTTGGTAACAAGGTTTAATAATATTGTAGCAGAATTACCAACTATTCCACCAACCGACCCTGTTCGTTTAGCAAGAGTTGGAGCAGAATTAATTAGTGTCTTAAATGATTTTTCAACATTAAGTTTTTTAAGACCAGACATAGTAACAGACTAGGAGTAAAAATGAAATCGAATAAATTAGTATCGTTAATAAAAGAAGTTGTCAAACAAGAGGTTAAAAAACAGATAACTGATATACTTATTAACGAAACAAATATTCCCAAAGTAAAACCAGTAGTTAAGAAGAGAAAAGTTGAGAAAAGGAATTATACAGATAATCCAACACTTAACAAAATTCTAAATGAAACTGCAAACCAACAAGAAGATTATCCAACATTAGGCGGAGACACATTCGATTCAAATCGTATGACCGAATTATTAGGATACGGAAGTGGTATGGGAAATAACGAAGTTAAACGAGAAGTAGCGGCCGCAAGCACATTACAAAGTGCGGGTATAAATCCAGATGCAGCTCCAGAGCACTTAAAGAACGCTCTAACAAGAGACTACACCGATTTAATAAAAGCTATTGATAAAAAAAAGAAAGGTAAGTAATGTCAAGTGCAAGAGAAAATGATTTAAACCCAGATATTCGTATTGGTTTAAAACTGCCTTTTACACGAGACAGAGCTGGATTATTCGGACAAACAGAAACTACATTAGAACAAGCTGGATATAACATAAAAAATTTGTTACTAACATCAAAAGGTGAAAGAGTAATGCAACCAGAGTTTGGTTCTGATTTAAGAGACTTGTTATTTGAACAATACACAGAAGACTTAACAGATAGAATTAAAGAGGCTATTGAAGAAGCAATGTCTACTTGGTTACCATACATAGTAATATCAAGTGTAGATGTGATAGAAGATGAAACAAATCCAAATCAAACAAAAGTTGATTTAGATTTTTCTCTAAATTACGAACCAAATAGATTCGAGTCTATTACCTTAAATTTTGACAATACAACAGGAACAACAAGTGGAGCAAGTTCTATATATTAGGAGTGAATAAATGCCAACAGTAGAAAAAGAAATAAGATATTTAAATAAAGACTTCTCTCAGATTAGAAATAATCTAATAGAGTTTTCTAAGCAATATTACCCAAACACACACAAAGACTTTAATGAGTCTTCACCGGGTATGATGTTTATTGAAATGGCAGCTTATGTCGGTGATGTAATGTCATATTATGTAGATTCACAATTTAAAGAATCTTTACTAGGATATTCAGAAGAATTAAGAACACTTTATTCAATGGCACAAACATTTGGATATAAACCAAGATTATCAGCTCCTTCTAATGCAACTTTAGATGTTTTTCAATTAGTTCCAGCAAAAGGAACAGCATCAAGTATAGAACCAGATTATGATTACGCATTAAATATACCAGTAGGAGCAAGAATTGAGTCTTCTAATGGAACAACATTTAGAACAATACAAGATTGTAATTTCAAATACAATACAACACGCTCACCAAGAATAACATCAATCTTTGAAAGAGATAGTAACCAATCACCAACATTTTATTTATTGAAAAAACAAGTTAAAGCCGAAAGTGGAGTTGTTACGGAAGAAGAATTTACTTTTAGTTCAGCTGAAAAATATTCAAGTATTAAATTATCAAATGAAAATATTGTAGAGGTAATAAGTTGTGTTGATTCAGATAATAATAAATGGTATGAAGTTGAGTCATTAGCACAAGATACAATATTTGATGAGGTTGAAAATACTTCAGACAACGACCCATCACTTTCAACACATTCAAGTGATGTTCCTTATTTATTAAAATTAAAAAGAGTAGCAAAAAGATTTACAACATTTAGAAGACCAGATGGAAAAACAGAATTAAGATTTGGAGCTGGAGTTTCATCTAATCCAGATGAAGAAATAATTCCAAACCCCGATTCAGTTGGTTCTAATTTACCAGATAGTCCATCAAAGATATTAGAAACATTTGACCCAGTAAATTTTTTAAAAACAAAAACATATGGACAAGCTCCATCAAATACTACATTAACTATAAAGTATTCATATGGTGGGGGTATAAATGATAATGTTCCATCTGAAGACATTACAAAAATTCAAGGAATTAATTATGTTATAGATTCCACAAGTTTATCAGCAACAACATTAGATACTGTAAAACAATCAGTAGCCTTTACAAACCCTGAAGCATCAAGTGGTGGTATGGGAGCAGAAAGTGTTGAAGAGTTGAGAGAAAACATTAAAGCATATTTCCAAGCACAAGGTAGAGCAGTTACTAAAGAAGATTATATAGTTAGAACATATGCATTACCAGACAAGTATGGAAACATTTCAAAAGCTTATATGGTTCAAGACGACCAACTAAGTGGAACACCACAGAGTTCATATACAATTACCGAAGCAGATATTGGAAAACCAATTTCAGAGTTATCAAATAGAATACCTAATCCATTAGCACTAAACTTATATGTTCTTGGATACAATTCTAATAAACAACTTTCAGTTGTAAATAATGCAGTAAAAGAAAATTTAAAAATTTACCTATCAAGATTTAGAACAATAACAGATGCAGTAAATATTAAAAATGCATATGTTATTAATTTTGGTATAAATTATAAGATATTAACACAACCAAATTACAATCAAGATGAAGTTTTATTAAAAGCTTCAAACAGAATTGAAGAATATTTTGATATTGATAGATGGCAAATAAATCAACCAATTATGTTAAGTGATTTGTCATATGAAATTGCACAAGTAGAAGGTGTAGCATCAGTAACAAATATTACAATTAATACTGATAACACATATAAAGTATCTGAGGGATATAGTGGTAATGCTTACGATGTAATAGGAGCTACAGAAAATAACATAGTTTATCCTTCACTTGACCCAAGTATTTTTGAATTGAAATATCCTGGAAGAGATATTATCGGTTCAACAGAAGGAACTACAACAGGAGGTAATTACTAATGCATTTCTTTACATTTGCAGAAAAAGACGCAACACTTTATGAAGGTAGTGCTACACAAAGTAGAAATACTGGATTAGATGAAATATTAGAAGTTCGTAAAGATATGAATACTGATGGTTCAGTAGTAAATGTATCACGAACTTTAATTAAGTTTGATATAACTAATATATCTGAATCAATTGTAGCAGGAACTATTCCTGAAAACGCAAGATTTTATTTAAATTTATATGACGCAAGGTCAACAGAATTAACAACAAGTCAATCATTATTTGCTTATCCAGTAAGTCAGTCTTGGGTTCAAGGTGATGGAAGATTTTTTGATAGTCCAGCAACTACTGAAGGTTGTTCTTGGAGATATCGTGACGGAGAAACAACAGGAACTCAATGGGTAAGTGGTTCAAACAATACAGGTGGAACTTGGTTTAATCAATATGAAGCATCTCAGTCATTCAATCACGAAACAATAGATATGAGAATGGATGTTACTGATATTATGAAACAATGGTTAAGTAGTTCAATAGCTAATGAAGGATTTATAGTAAAGCGTTCAGGTAGTATTGGTAATACTTCATCTTCATTAGATGAGGGAAGCACAGATAGACTTGGAAATTTCGCATTCTTCTCAAGAGATACACACACAATATATCCACCAAAGTTAGAAGTAGAATATGATGATTCAATATTTAATACTGGTTCATTATCAACTTTAGATGCAGATGATGTAGACGAAGTTACTATTTATATGAAAGGTTTAAGAGAGGAATATAAAGAAAAATCAAAAATTAAATTTAGAGTATATGGTCGTGAAAGATTTCCAACAAGAACTTATTCAACAAGTTCTCAAAATCTAAATGTAAAATTTATTCCAAGTCAAAGTCAATATTCAGTTAGAGATGCTTTGAGTGAAGATGAAATTATACCATTTTCAACTGGTTCTTATCTAAGTTGTGATGGAGCAGGTAACTATTTTAGATTGGATTTAAACGCATTTCAACCAGAAAGACACTATCGTTTTCTTTACAAAGTTGTAAGTGGTAGTGGGAATACACGAGTAGAACACATCTTAGATGAAGACCACATATTTAAAGTAACGAGGTAAAAAAGTGCCTTACACACGACAAGAATTAGAAACATATCAATGGTATCAAGATAGAATTGAAGCAAGACGAAATGAATATCTTACTTACTTAAAAGAATCTAAATCAGAACAAGAAGATAGTCCAAGACAACATATGGTTGATGAAAATGGTGTTCTTTTAAGTTTTGAAAACATTGATGATGAAGTAAGATTGAAAGAACCATTTAGACGAGCAGGTTTGGATGATGATGACCAAAGAATTAAAAAAACAAATCAATATCCAACTTATATTAAAGGACAAAAATTTGACATTACTGTTGATACAACAATAAATAAACTTATTCCTACAAAAACAAGTTTACCTTTGATAAAATTAACTAATACACCACAAGAGAATTTATTAGAACCAAAATTGAAAGATGAAGCAGATTCAGACGGAACTATTACAACACCTATACTTCTAACACCATCAAGAAAAGTTCCGAAAGTTAGAACAAATGGATACACAATAGAATTAGTAGATGGTGATATAATAGCACCAAATGGGTGGAATAATCCAGAAATAAACACAGAAGAAGAAATGGTAGATAATTATTTACAAGTTTATTATATGGAAAATAATCGTAGAAGACAATTTCCAAATTTTAATATTTTTAATTCTTATATAGGAACTTTACTATCATCATATATTGAACACGAAATAATTTTAATTGAAAAGAAAGAATTAGATTTAATTCCATTGGGTGTTCCAATGGGTTATAATGTAAGGTAATAAATGACACATTTTTTAGACAAAAAATACAAATCACAAATATCTGATAAAGATTTTGATATTCTTTTTAGTGGTAAAAAGAAAAGGGTAGAAAATCCTGTATTTGGGGAATCGTCAAGAGACTATATAGAAATGAATATTTTCAATACCAATGGAAACTTTTTAGAATCTATAAGACTTGGTGAAGTAAAAGAATATATAGATACTAAAGGTGAATTTAATATTAATCCTGGAATTATATTAAGACGAAATGGATATTTTTCGGGTGATTATAATATAGAATTTAATTTCTTGAGAGAAATAGCAGGAAGTAATCAAACAGTTTTAGTTGATAGTAACAAAGAAATTTATACTGGTGAATATGATGTTTTAATTGATGGTCGTATTGTTAAAGAAAATGGAGAAGAATTAACAGAATTAGATTATAAGTATTACATTGAAGATATATCATCTGATAAAAAAGAAGTTAGATTAGCAACTTTACCAATTAAAAATAACAGATATAAACAAGAATTTAGTAGTTTAGTAGAAAAACAAGCTACAATTTATCCAAAAGAAACAGGACAAGATGTTTTAAATTTTCACAATCCATCATCTACCACATCATTCACATTTACATTAGACAACAATAGTGATATTGCATTAGACAAGAGTTTAATTGGTAGTGAACTTGTTATTAATGATGCATATGAAATAATGGATTTAACAGATTTTGGTGCAGAAAATGATGGGTTTAGTATTGGTTGTCATAAGGTTGGAAAAACAGGTTTTGGGGATATTAAATTAGGTGATAAAAATAATGCAATTACAGGATTAGATTTTAGACGAGATGTGTTTGGTGGTATTGCAGCTAATTCTGATAGTAAAGCAGAAAGTGATGTTTCTAATAGAGCTTCAAAAGCAAAAGTGAATAGTGGTGTCCCGTGGTTTGGAGGAGCTTATACGCTAGGATATAGAACAGCAAATCGAACGGGTGGATTTCCAATAGAAATACTAACAACACTTACAGATTTAGATAAAATAAAAGATTTAGAACCAGAATTAACAGCAACAATAAAAGGTCGTGACTTAGTTGATACATTAAATGTATTTGAAAGCACATCAAAGGTAATCTTTACAGGAAATGGAACAAGAACTACTCTTCCTATTCCACAAAATCATAAAGCGTTTGGTGGACTATATGATTTAGAACTTAATTTGACTTTTGATATAAGTGGAACACGACGAGGAATTAGAATATACAGACCAAATTTATTTTGTGTATTACCTACCTATAATAAGATAAACGATGCAAGACCATTGTTATTACTTTCAGAAGTAGGAGATAATTACTAATGAAATTTAGATTAAAATTCGGCCCTAATTTTTCACTTTCTGATGGAAACCAAGTATTTAATATTACTGATGCTACAAGTAAAGGTATTATTGAAGTTGTTGCTGATA